GAAAGTAACCCATGTTATAATTCCCAATCATTGATTGCTTGGGAACCGTTATGACACAACTCCCCGTCATGTTTGGCGGGGAGTTGCTTCCTGCCTTGGTCGGCGATTGCTTTGCTGCGCCTGAATCGTCACCCATCGGCAATTAGCAGGTTCGTAATCGCCGTCATTGTCGATCCTGTCGATCGTCAGATTATCAGCGTAGCCATTGGCCAGCGCCCACTCGCGAAAGCGTTCGAGCGAATGCCATTCTAGGCACACAGCGATTCCGCGCGCGCCGTAGTATTCAAATCTCGTCTGCTTCGGATTTTCGCATCTAGCAAGCATTGCTTTCCAGATGCGATAAAGCCGAGTGCCTTCGAGCCCATGCGTAGCGTTGGCGCGGCCTGTCTTCGCTGCGGCCTCCCGCTTTTGACACCCGCAGCTTTTGGTATTCCCGCTTTTGACGCTCTCGGAGCGTACTGTGACCTCGTTCCCACAGTCGCACCGAAAGCGCCATAGAGCTTTTCGCCTGCCGAACGGCTCATGTCCGTCAGGCACGAGCGCCACTAACCTGTGAAATCTCTGGCCAGTTTGGAGAAATCTGGAATAGGCTTGGGAAGCCTTTGTCATGGGTAAGCTCCATTGACTGAGGTTAGGCCCCCGTGAGCGCACCAACGCTTTTGGGGGCCGCGTTTTTATACACCAGCACCAAAGGCCTCGGCAAATCCGCCGGGGCCTTTTTGTTTCCAGCGTCAGCGTAAGGAGTAACGACCCATGGGGGACCCGACCATCCGGCTTGACCGCAGCAAGCCTTTCTCGACTTGCCACGGCGACCGGACTTCAGATGATCCGCACGTCAAGGTCCATTTCTGGCAAGGGGGGAAATTCGGCGCGAACATCGTGCTTCTGCCCTTCGACGTGAATGGCGAACTCGTGCCCGACGACGGCCGAGTGGGGGAATATCAGGGGACAGGTTTCGACCCGAAAACGGGCAACCCGACGCTGGTCAAATATCATCCGCTCTACGACGATCTCAAACGCAAGTACCTGAAGGCGAAACTCGACCGCCTGACGGCACAGGCGCGCAAGCCCGAGAACGCCGAGCCGGTGATCGAGGAAGAGGACGACGAGGGCCCGCACAACGCCGAAGACGACGTGAATTTCGAGTCTTGGCTGCGGGGGGAAATCCGCTATGCGCCGCACTTGCTGCGCGCGGCCACCAAGAAGCGGTTCCACCTGGTACAGAACGACATTTCCGAGATTGTGCGCGAGCTTGTACTCGAGCAAAAGCTGATCCCGGAGGATCAAGTCTGCGGAAACTTCAGGCGGTTCCTGAACCAGCCGGCGGCGGCTTAGGTTCATCGCGGCGAGACATCGAAACTCGCCGCACCACGTCCTTTACCTCGGCCTTGGTGGCATAGCGCCAGCGAATCTCTGGATGCGGCGCCCCGGCGATGTTTGCGACAAGCCGCTGTTCCTGGACGAGCAGCATAAACTGGGCGGGCACGTCCTCGTTATCCTCGGCCCGCATCACATCGTCGGTCGAGACAAAATCTATCTGGTCGGTCGGACGCCAGTCCGAGACGACATCCGGCTCGAACGGCTTGGGCGGTTTAGGCAGATACCATCGGATGAATGCGTAGAGGCCGACCCCGAGTGCTACCCCAAAGGCCGCGCCAGCGATCGTGATCAGCGCCTCGTTCGACGGAAGCCACGCCGCTATGTCGCCCATCTAAGCCGCCTTTGCGTGAATGATCCTGGGTCGCGCCCACCGGCGTTGAAAGCCACGCCATTCGTCGCCCGGCTTCCATTTCTCCTGCGAGGGCGTCTCCGGGCGCCAAAGCATCGCCATGGGCGTCAGCCCGATTCCGAGCATCTGGTTCATGCGGTCTGCCGCTGCCCAGGGCGTATCTTTTGGGAAGCCGCAGAGGACATAGACCCGCAGCCGATGCGATTCCCGCGTGAACCCGGCCGCGAGCATCCGACGCGCCGCATATTCCAGCGTCTCGAAGGCGTCGCCAGGATCGTAGGCCCAGAACATATTCGGCCGCGGCGTGAGACTGGCGAGAAGATCAACCTGATAGTCCTGCAGCGACAGGGCTTCCAGGCCGCCGGTGAATTCAACGCGCCCTTTCTGCCGGCGCAGCATGGCAAAGACCGCCTCGACGTGATCGCGCGGGCAGGCGAGCAAGTTGTCGTCGAGCACGTTCCAGCCGTCATAGATCGGCAGGACATTCGGCGTTGGCCACTTCTTCCAAACGCCGCAGAACCAGCACCGGCGCGGGCACCCTCGCGAGGTGATCGTATATCCCGGCTTGATATACCTCCCTGGAATGAATTCCAGGCTCGCGTCGCCATAAGCCACGCCCCCGACCTTCACGGGCGCGACGAATCGCCATTGCTCGGCCAGGCGCTCCGCGACGGCCCTGTCGTAGGTGAACGTCACTGAGACGTGGACCTCGTCCGCCTCGGCGAAGAAATCTGGCGGCCCGAAATAGGCGAGCTCGTCATCGGGCGTCGCCTTCGTCTTTCTTGGGAATACCCGGATCAGCCGCATCGCTGTTTCCTAGCGATCAGCCTGCCGCGAGGCAACCCCCATGGCGATGTCATACACATCTTTGGCCGCCGCGAAGGGCGTTTCAGGGTCCATTGCGACCTGGATAAACTACACTCTCTTAGACACGCCCACGGTGATCGACGAAGCTCAGGCCTTGATCTACGGGGAGGGTAGGTTACGAACAAGAGAAATGATGACGAGCTTCATGTTCACCATGCCGGTGAACAGCGGCTACACGGCTCTTCCCGCTCGTTTCCTCGACCCAATCGGCAAAATCAGGCGCACGAGCTTCAACGACTATATCCGGCATAAGGACGGCAACTTCGTCGAGTTGGCGCGGAACTATACCGAGACAAACGGCACGCTGGCGGCAAATGCCCTCACGACCACGGCGAACTCGAACAGCGTCAACGTCAACCTTCCGGTCCACGGCTTTGCCCAGGACTCGCCGTTCAACCTGACGGGCGCGACGGCCTTCAACGGCATCACCCCGAACGGCACCTTCCCGATCAATGCGATAGTCGACGCCAACAATTTCACTATCGACATTTCGATCCTGGGCACCACGCCAAGCGGCAGCGGGACCGGCGGCGGCGCGGCCATGGCCTACCTCTGCGATTCCCTGACGATTGGAACGCCAGATTACTTCGGCATCTGGGACGAGCGGATCAACTTCGATCAGGCCTTTTCCCAAACGTCCATTTGCCGCCTGCAGTATTACCAAAGCCTGCCGCTCCTTTCGTCGACCAACGCCACAAATTTCCTCACCAATCGCTACCCGAACCTTATGCGGATCGCCTGTATGGCCGCGGCTGCGGACTTCATGAAGGACGATACCGAGTACCAGAAGCAATTTCAGCGCCTCGCCCAAATGATCACGTCAATCTCGGCCGAGAACGACATGCAGTATCGCGGCCTCGAACTTGATCCGGCAATCCCATGACCGCAGACAGCTTCTCAGCAACTCTCGGCTACCTCGCGATGGGGACCGGGAACGACAATAATACTTGGGGAGCTCTCGCGACCGCATCGGTGTTTCAGGTTTTCGAGGACGCGATCGCGAACATCCTCTCTTCCATCGTGACCGGCGGCACGCTGAATCTGAGTACCAACGCGCCACCAAACGGGCCGTCGCCAGCGCGCTTTGCCTTCCTCGACTTCACCGGCGCGCTCGCCGCGACCGAAAACGTCACTGTCCCCAACCTGAGCAAGATGTGGCTCGTCCGCAACCGGACATCCGGCGCGCAGTCGCTCATCATGGGAACGCCGACGCCATCGACCACGGCGACGATTCCGCAGAATTCCGGCTGGCAAGTCGTGATCTGCGACGGGGCCAACAACATCACCTGTTTCCCGTTCAATACGGTCCAAGCCCTGATGGCGGGCGGCTCGGCCGCAGCGCCGTCCTATTCCAACGCCAGCGAGACGAATTCGGGCTTCTACCGCCACGGGCTCAACGATTGGCGGTTCGCGATCGGTGGCGTCGATCTGCTCCAGATTACTGGCGCGAGCGGATCGCCGGCAAACACCATCCAGGCTCTTTCGCCAGGATCGCTTTCGCTTGGATCGGGCGCGCTTACAGTAGCGGGCCTCACGGCCACCACGAGTGGCGTCACAGTCACCCTCGGTGGCCTTACGGTCAACGGCGGGGGTGGGTCGATCAAGGGCGGCCTCACCGTTGTCGATACCGGCCTGACGGTTTCTGCCGGCGGCGCGACAATCGCGGGCGGCGAAACGGTCACCGGCGGATTGACGGTCGACTCCTTCCACCTCGACACGGGAACTAAGACCGCGACGGGGAACGCCGGCCAAGCCACGCTCAACAAGATGAGCGGAACGATCACGACCGAAGCCCTGTCAACGGCTGCCGGCAGCAGAACCTCCTACCTTGTCAACAATAGCAACGTCACCCCAGGCGACATTGTTATGGTGAACATCGGGAACGGATCAAACAGTACCAACCACGCTTTCTGCGGTGTCATCGCCCCAGGATCGGGATCGTTTTCTGTAGTTATCGAGAACGGAAACGCATCAATTGCCCTCAACGGCACGATGAAAATCTTCTTCGCGGTCCTCAAGAACTAAGAGGACCGTTATGTCCCAACTAGTCCCGCTCCCGATCAATCCGCCGCCGGGAGTGGTGGTGACGGAATCGCGGCGGGTCGCGGAGGGTCGCTGGGTCCTCCCCTTCGACAAGATCAGGTTTGTTCACGGCAGACCGCAGAAGGTAGGCGGCTCGACGCGCGTTAGCTCGACTCCGATGACGGGCAATGCCCGCGCTACGCTGTGCTGGCAGGACTTCTCGCAGAACGGCTATGTCGCCTGCGGCACGGAATCGAAGCTCTTTGCCTTCGACTCTGGCTATGTGCTCACGAACATCACGCCTATCCGCGCCAGCGGGACGCTGCCGAACAACCCGTTCACGACCTCGAACGGCTCGAAGGTCGTCACGGTCACTCAGACCCTCAACCAGGTCAACGTCGGCGACACGGTCATCTTCGCGGGGGCGGCGACCTTCAACGGCGTGACCATGAACGGGTTGTTCCTCGTTCAGACGGTCATCGACCCGAACAATTACACGATCCTTTCGGCGACCACGGCGACCAGCAACGGCGCGGGCGGCGGCGGCGGCGTCACCTATCAGTACGAAATCTCGACGGGTGTCACGGTCGGCGCTTTCGGCCAGGGCTGGGGCGTCGGACCATGGGGACTACAGGCCTGGGGCACCGCGCGCAGCGGCGCCACCCCCTCGCCCACGATCTTCATTGAGCCTCGCGTTTGGGCGCTCGATCACTTCGGCTTCATCCTGTGCGCGACCTACAACGGCGGCTCGCTCTGGTTCTTCGATCCAACCCAGGCCGAACCCTGGCCGCGCGCCGTAGCGACGTTCCAAGGAGCCAACGTCATTGGCGCCCCGACGAACTTCCGGTCGATGTTCATAACCCCGGAACGGTTTGTCTTCGGCCTGTGCGACGCGATGCAGGTCAACGTCTCCAGCCAGGGCGATCCGACAACTTGGATTCCGTCAACAACCAACACGGCTTTCGCGCGCACGCTTCAGGTTGGCTCGAAACTTGTCGGCGGCCGGGTGCTGGCGCCGTTCATTTCGATGGTCTGGTCGGATAGCGCGGCCTACCTGTTCCAGTACACCGGTTCGCAGTTTCTCTACAATTCGTCGCTCGCCGGCCTCGATTGCGGGCTGATCGCGCCCGGCGCCGCGGCAACTGTCGATGGCCTCGCCTACTGGATGGGCCCGGACAATTTCTATTGGTTCAACGGCGCCGTAGCGCCAATGCCCAACGTCGAGGACATCCGCAAGTATGTCTTTGACGCCCTGCCCGACAATCTGGGCTACCAATGCACCGCGGTCTACGTTCCGAAGTACCACGAGATTTGGTTCTTCTATCCCACAGCCGGATCGAACTACCCCACGAACTACGTCATCTTCCACATCAACGATCAAACCTGGTCGGTAGGGACGGCAAACTTCTATTCGAGCGTGGGCGTCGTGGCTGGCCGCACGTCCGGGCACCACTTCTCATCCGGCGACACCTCGCCGATCATGGCCTCGAATGACGGTTACCTCTATAACCACGACCCGGTTTCGCAGAGTTACGACGACAACGGCGCGGCACTGCCCTGGTCGATCTCGCTTTCGCCCTTCGTCCTGCAGGAGGGCGTGCAGAGTGTGGACCTTGAGGGGATTTTGTTCGACTTCTTCCAGCAGAGCGGCAATGTCACGGCCTTGGTGAACACCTACGACCGTCTGACCGATGTCCTCGTGCAGGACACCCAGACCCAGATCATTCCCGCCTCGGGCGCAGGCCTCACGGACTACCGCGTGGCGGGCCGCTATCTCTCGCTGTCCCTGAGCTCATCCGACCTTGGCTCCTACATGAGGTTGGGAAAGCCCGTCGCCTTCATTCGCCCAACTGCAAAGCGCCGCTAGTTGGGGCTTACCACCGGGGGACGCAAAATTACGCACCCTTTCGTAGAACTCATTTGTCCACCTTCCGGCACTCGGTCATGACTTCGTAGTTGGAATAGAACAACTGCTGCATGTCGGCGACGGCCAGGATGAACTCCGGGCTTCGCCGCAAGTGCTCACAGGCCTTTTCGGTCGACTGGGCGTCGACCGTGGAAATCTCCCTATACGGCGGCCACCCGAGCACCACATAGAGAATCACGACTACCCGCCACATTTGACGCCCTCCAGGGTTTTGCGCCGCCGCCCCTCGACCCCGCGGCGGCGCCGACAGTTCAGGCGGCCTCCCGTTTCTGGCCGCCGATCCCCGTTGTTCGCTTGCCGTGACCCATATGGCCGCGGCCCCTGCCCCGTTGCGTGGCTCCCTTTTTCTTCTTCTGAGCGGCTGACTCGCCCCGATCAAACTGCTTCTGGCGGATCGCACCCTCTGTTCGCCCGATCTTCTTGGCGATCTGTTTGACGCTCAGGCCCTTCTTCAGGCCCTGAGTGACGGCAGCAAGATCCTGCTTCGTCCACGCCCGACGCTGGTCTTTGTTTCTCGGCATCTTTGGTTCTCCTTTGTTCCCTGGACACCCTACCAATTAGGGCCGCTTGGGGCTGTAGCACATGCGTCGCGTACAACTCAACCCTCAGAACCCACAGGCATGCTTTAGGGAGATCGAACGGGCGAGCCACGAGAACGACGTGCTGGACATTGCCCAGGCTTTCAGCTTCACCGGCACCCCGGTCCAGACAACAACCTTGAACGTCTCCGCGCCGACGCTCGCCAACACCAACGCCGTCCTCGCCACCCTGCTCCAGATCATGCAGAAGGGCGGGCTTCACCGGACGACTTAGGTTTCGTCGTCCTCCCAATCATCTTCATCGTAGTCGTCAAACTCTTCCTCGGCAGGCTTTGGCCTCGGCGGGTCATCCTTCAGCAAGTCGGCAGGCGTCAAACCGTCGTCTCTGACATCGAGCGGCACCGGCGGCGGCGCAGCCAGAACGCCGTCCTTGTCCCACTCGAATGTCTGGGAGAAATACCGCCCCATCTTCTTCCGGTCGGGCTGGACGTTGAACACTGTCATTATCTGAGCGCCCGCAGGCGACGGCGTTACCTCAACTCTAAAGGCTGTCTCCTTGGTAACGATGATTTCATCTCCCGGCGTCACGGGTATCC